GATTGGAAGGCTTGGTTGAGAAGGTTACAAGTGTTGGGGCCAAATCTATAGGTGGTTTCTAATGTGTAGTGAGGTTCAAAGAGATTGTCGGTTGGTGCTTGGTAGGGGTCAGTGAAGATGAACTCGAAAGATGAATCTAAGTCGGCGAACGGGAGTTGGCCATACTCATCCAAAATGTCGAGTACACCTCTTTTGAATCGGGCGAAGGCTTTAATTGTGGGGTTGGAGAGAGAATAGGGGTCTGGTTTGCCTAAGGTGTAAGCTCTAGCGTTGGGTAGGTCTGAAAGAATTTTCCTGATTACAGTAGATTTACCGGAGCCTGCAATAGCATGGACGACGATAGGTTTGGATTTGGCGAGTCTGGTGCGGGTAAAACCGTGGGAGCTGAGAAGGTGGTGAATGTGATCCATCGCTACTTTAGGTCTCTTAACCCGTAATCAAGAATGTCTAGGGCGGTAGCTTGACCAGCGAGAATAAGTGACCTTGTAGCAAGTTGGTGGTGTTCTGCTTCACTCTCATTGTATAGCTCATGTAATTCATCACCAAGTTGGTATGCGAAAGCATGGTCTAGAGCATAACTTCTTTTGACTTCATGGAACTTGTTGATGTTCTTTTGGAGTTCAATGCTCATGTTCATTTTTTCTGGTTTCTTGATAATGCCTTTTGGTGAGATTGTCCACCCGCAAAATTCAGCAAAATCACCCTGAGTTTGAGTGTTGAAAACTGGTTTACCTTTAAGTTTCATCAGATGTTCAATCATGTTGAAACTGGGCTTGACTGAAGCCACGTAGTCAATGGACATATCATCACCAGCGTACACCTGTGCAGCGTCGCAGGGTATGTTAAACTTGGTGTGTGTATAAGCAATGTTTGCTTCAGTGTTGGCATCAAAAGTGGGACCTTCACCAGAGAGTCTCATGATGCTAAGGGTGCCCAGGAAGATCTTGGCATGTGTTTTGATTTGAATATAGCCTTCAATGACATCCTCGGGTATGTTGTGGAACTTTGCTTTGATGACTTCGAATTGGAGGATGGAACCGTCTTGACTTTGATCAAATGCCGTGAAGTCATTTGAAAAGCAAGTTCTGTTAAAATTCCACTCGTCGAGGATGAAAGAGTTGAAGTCGGCTGGTGTGGTTTCACAGTTTACAAAGATTTTCCTGGGACAATATTGGTTTCTAAATTTTCTCATGTATCGGGCCATTGTACCATAGATCATGACAGTTTGTTGCATGAAGGCAGCAATAGTTTGGCCGGCTTTGATTTTTAGGCAACCAATTTTTTCAGTTTTCTTGACCCATTGTGATTTGAGGAAGAGTGCTATCGCATGTGAGTCAAAATCAGGTGATTGACGAGTGGCGGCATTAACAAGGGCAGCGGCACTTTTCTTGAGGTATGTGTTCTCGATTTCCTGTCTGCAAAGGGTCCATAGGTCTGGGTTAAATGGTATGGGGTCTTGAGGAAGGTTCATGGCTTGTTTGTAATTGAGGAAAAGAATGTCACCAATGTCGTGTTTGAGATGAAATTCTTTAAGGTTTTCTTCAGATGAAGTGCATTGTAGTCTAGCTTCAATGGTAGCCCAATAAAGAGTTTCATCTTTGGCTTGTTGGTGGGGAAAGAGTTGAACCACAGGA